CGACGGAATTGCTCCTCGATAACGTAAAAGGTTACGGTCTTAGATCCAAAAATTGCCTCCATGTTCACACATGAAGGGAAAAAAATATCTAAGATATAACTTAATGCGTTAAACGAGGCATAGGAAAAACCCCAACATAAATGTTGAGGGTAAGTGCCCACCGTACGGGCGCTCAGCTAGGACGTGTACCAGATTAAAATCTGATCCTCCCCTAGCGGGCTTTACTTAATTTTATAAGTTTAAAGACATTTAGGTCTTTGCAATTTTATAGTATTGCAGACTAGTTAGGTGGCGGTGAACCATAGATCCAGTAAGTTGGTACATTCAAAAAGAAATGTAATCCAAAATCTGTTCCTATGGAATGGTATGCTTGAACACGAACTCCATTAGGGGAAACTCCAGTATCACCACTTAAGGTGAGTTCCAGAGTATACATATCCCTTGCTGATCCATCAGCTTGAGTGGGTGCAGACCAATAACGTGGTGCTGTACTTTGCATCCTAAAAACATTATAGTTTGGACAGGATACGTTGATACCAGCATTGGTAAATTGGGAACACACACTTTGACCAGATGCAGCAGAAGGTGTATTGTTGAAAAAGAAAGCAGCTCCAGCACTAGTGGTGGTTTTAAGACCTGTAACTACTGTTTCACTAACGGGAACGTTAGTGTTGGCAGCATTTGTTCTATAAACCCTAGCTCCACTAATAGGCGTGGGAGCAACAACATTAAATGAATAATGAGTTGATCCGCGATATGTGACGAAAGCTGGCATAATCCACTGTAATGGTGTTAGTTGAGAATAATTAAATCCAAAATTACTACCTGGAACTACCAGCCCTTTAGCCGAGTTCAATCCACTGGTATCATAACCAAATTGTGGTGGAATCTTAGCAAAAAGCTTCTTCCAAACTACATAATCATTAGTTGTATCATCAGGTATAATTGAAGTACTAGAAAGTGTATATCTTCGTAATAATTGTCGAAAGGATTTAACTCCTTCGCCAAAATTAACTAAGTATCTATCTGAATGAACATTAGGTTCACCAGTTCCTGCTATAAATTTAATAGCTGAATCACTTTCAGTAAAACTATCTGACTGTACAGCAAATGGTGTAGCTTGTGGTAGATCACGGGGATTCGCAAATTCTATGTTTTCAGCTCCTCTAACTGTTACCAATATATTAACTGTTGAAGTCAACACAGGTGCAGTAAGAGCAGTTTGAACTCTCATTGTAATATATCCGTTATCAAACAATTTGTTCCCAGCATATGTGGGTGTCAAAGAAGTAGACCAAGGTATATTAGCAGATGAGTAACCAGTACCATTCTGTAAAAATGATGTAGCCTGTTGGTAAGGAACACGAAATTCTATCTCGTTAGACTCACCTAAATCAACAATAGATGTAAAAACTACATTAGATGATACTGAATCAACTAATATGTTCTCACCACTATAACCTGATGGATCATATGAAATACGTAATCGGCCTTTATGGAAAACAGATGCCATAATTTTAAATTTGAAGATGATATCTCCTCTCCAATTTAAAAATGGTGCTGCAACCCATGCAACAGGTGTCAAATAAACTTTGGGTATTGGTGCACCATCACTATCATATAGAGCTGGAAGAACACGAGATGAAAACAGAATATCATCAACAGCATTAGATGTTGTCCAATTTGCGGTACACAAATAAGACTCTCTCTGAGCAAGATGATTAATTACCATTTCGTCCGTGCTTTCCAATCCTAAAATAGCTGGATCTACGGAAAGTTCATTCTTAGGATCTAATGTTAATTTTTCTACAGGAAACCCAATATCTGTATTGCCATTTTAGGAAAGGGTTCAGGTCTATATGGTTGAGTATCAGCTATCACGGGTACATTTGTAAAACCAAACATGCTTGCTATAGTTGACACTGCAGATGCTCCAATACGCGTGGCTGTAGCGAATTTACCAATAATTGGAATATCCTCGAACCACGATGCTGCATTAGCTATTGCTGATGCTGGTGCGGATACACATCCTTCACCATATTCATCAGATTGAAGCGCCAAACCTACAGATGGACCAGATAATTTGACATCTTCAGCCCACGCGTAGATTGCAATTGATACACCAGAACTAGACACTCCATTAGCAGATTGTAATGTAGTGTAGTTTAAGAATGTCAACTGTCCCATATCTGCAAACTCTTGACTGAGTTGTGCATTTATAAAATTGCGATGATAAAAGAAAGGTAGAGTCATTTCCCCAGCTTCATTCCCTTGAGGATAAATCCACAAATGAGGTCGCTGAGAATACGGAATCAAATACCTTGTTCCAGTATCATTTTGTATTGTGCTAGGTGTCAAATTGGGTAGAGGTTGATACCCCATGTACATAGCACCATAGTAAAAAGGTGAAGCGTTGATTAAGACTTTAATCTTAAGTTTACATTGTATAAATGCAAAATTGTTCAATTTGTATTTCACACGAGCATCATTAAAAAATAATTGCCAAGGTGAATACATATGTGAAGTACCAACTGCGTCACTTTCATTCCAAGTGAAATTAGCTATGCGAACAGGTCGAGATAAGAATTTAACAAAATCCATTGCCTCAGTTTGATCGCCTGCACTAATTCCATCATACGGTCTATCAATACCAGCTGTCATACCTACAGCTGTATCTAAGAAACGAACATTTTCGTTATTAGAAACATTGATATTTTTATCCATTGCAATGACGTCCATTGTATCTGATTGTATAGTACAATAACCATAACAACCATCACAAGAACACTCATTATCTAGGATTTCTACCCCTTGAATGGGGTGTCTCTCATCCCGAGAGACGTAGGGTGTGTGATCTAGTTCACACACACAACTTTGTTCAGTTCCACAGCTGAACTCCTCGATATAGTTTTGAGCGATAATTATTAATACTAATAAAGACTATCAATCTAAATTAGATCACTTATCCAAGTGCGGGTTCTGTGCATGTAACCAATGCACAAGGTGATTTATAAGGTTTACTCCTGGGAGGTTACTTACTCCCATGGGTTACACACACGTGTGTCACCCACTAAGCCCCATG